ATATTTCACCTGAGACAAAAGTTGGTGTTATTCAAAACTTTAATGAAGAAGATATGTTGAAGCCAAATTCTTTTGCTAAGACTGTAAAACTAGGACAAGATGATGTTGAAATAGATGATGTGAAAGGATGGATTGATGAGAACACCTATTCAGTTGCTAGCAATGGAACTGTGTATGAAACACAAAAGAAAGGATTTCTGCCAGAAATTCTTGCAAAATGGTTTGATGAACGAGTTACATATAAAAAGAAACGAGACACCTTTGAGGTGGGTTCTGAAGATTATAAATTTTATGACGCGCTTCAATTAACACAAAAGGTTTTGCTTAATTCATTTTATGGAGTATTAGGATTAAAAACATTCCGCTTTCACGATCTAGATAATGCAGGTGCAATTACAGCAACAGGACAAAGCATTATCAAGTTTTCAGCAAAAGTAATTAATAAATACTATGAAAAAGAAGTTGGACAAGACCACTTCCTCAACGAAAATGGCAAGAAAGCTGAGTTTTCATTCTACACTGACACAGACTCAACGTTTGTCAGTTCTCTACCTCTCTTGCATAAACGATATCCAGGATTTGACGAAACGGATGAGCAATTCATGATTGAAAAGACCAACGAAGTTGCAGCAGAAGTTCAAAAACACGTAAACGCAATGTATGACATATATGCAAAGCGTTTTCATAATGTTGATCAGCATCGATTACAAATTAAACAAGAATATGTTGCAAAGTCTGGTCTGTGGATTGCAAAGAAAAGATATGCTCAGTGGGTGATATTCAAAGAAGGTAAGCCTACTGACAAAATGGATATCAAAGGTTTGGATGTGATTAGATCATCATTCCCAGAAGATTTCAAGAAAATCATGAAAGAAACACTTTGGTTCATTCTCAAAGAAAAGAACAAGCAAGAAACTACAGATCTTGTAATGAACTTTAAGAATCGAATTAAAGAATCTGAAGTTCTTAATGTAATGAAAAACTCCGGCGTTAAAAACATTACTAAATACATAAAAGGTAGAGAAGCATTCAGCGGATATATGTCAGGCACACCTGCTCATGTGAAGTCAGCTATCAATTACAATGATCTTATTGAACGATCAGGCACTAAGACATTTGCTAGACTCATTAATGGTGAAAAAGTTAAATGGGGATATCTTAGAGACAATCCGTATGGATTTGATACTATGGCATTAAGAGGATATGAAGATCCGCCTGAGATTGTTGAATTTGTTGAAACATATATTGATCGGAACAAGATATTTGATAGAGAGCTTAGAGGTAAATTAGATGATTTTTATGCTGCTCTTGGGTGGGATAAACTTCCAGAAAATAATAATATGAATAAGTTCTTTTCATTTGGTTAATTCAAAAATTTTCTTTATAATAAGTTATGTATAATAAGAAACAATGGAAAGGCCTTGAGGTGGAAGGTCGTTATTCAGATCTAATGACAATGTTCATTAGAGACTTAGAAAAAGATGGTAATAAAAATAGTTATGGATTACTTGTCGACAATTTAGGAGAGTATCCTCACTATTATTTTACTATTGAGTATATGAAGAAGTGTCATGAAAACACGCCATATATTGATACAATTCGTTGGATACTAGATTATAGTAATATGGCAGTAACAATCGAAGCCGATAAAGACACCATAGAACGCATACCGCCAGACCTTGTTAATAGATGCCACATTATCTATCGAATTCATGATAAAGCGTTACAAGTGTTGAAAGACACCGATACGCTATCAATTGATGCTGGCTGGTATCGTTGCCACATGATTGCAAAAATGCATATGCAAGAAACAAAGCCATCTAATTACATGTATGATGAGGAAATTAAATAATATGAAATATTCGGTATTTGTAACATTTGCAATAGAAGGATTTCATTGCTGGCCAGAAGCTAAAGATGTATTTCCAGAAGTAGGATTTTTGTCTGACAGACATAGACATATGTTTCATTTCAAATGTTATGCAACAGTAACACATACGGATAGAGATGAAGAATTTATTCGAATGAAACGAAGATTAGAAACACAGATTCAGACTGAATTTGGTAATATGAATTCATACGGGTTTCATGGATGTGAATTTGGTAGAATGAGTTGTGAAGATATCGGCGAATGGATTCTAAAACATAATGAAAACATTTATCGAGTAGAAGTATCTGAAGACAACGAAAACGGAGCGATTGTAGAAAGATGATTTACATTATAGATTTAGAAAGTATTCCAACCCGATATACATCAGAGTGGAAATGGTTTGTTCCTCAATGGCTTCAAGAAAATGGACTTGAGGTAACTGTCATTGAAGGAGATCATGAAATTCCAGAAATGACAACACCAGGTGCATTCTTGAACTTTGGCGGCACTAATATGTATAAAGCTACTCAAGTTCATAAAATATCTCGATTATTTGTTGAAGACAAAATACAAGACGGAGATCAGTTTGTATTCACAGATGCTTGGCATCCTGGTGTTATCAACATCAAGTATATGTCTAAACTATTAGGTAAAGACATTACACTTCATGGATTATGGCACGCAGGGTCATATGATCCTAATGACTTTCTAGGCAGACTGATTGGAGATGAAAAGTGGATACGTAATGCAGAAGCTTCTTTCTTCGAATCATTTGATTATAATTGGGTAGCTACTTATTCTCACGAAAAACAAATACATAACGTATTTCCAGATGTGAAATTACATCATACGGGTTGGCCGATGTCATATACACGAGATTTGTTGGACCGAGCTAAGCAAAAGGAGAGAAAGCCCATAATAGTATTTCCGCATCGCATTGCTCCAGAAAAGCGTTTAGATTTATTTGAAGAATTGTCTAAAAGGCATGAGTTATCTCATTATGAATTTAGAGTTCCTATGCAAGAAACTCTTACAAAAGAACAATATCATAATTTACTAGGAACAGCTAAGTTTGCAGTATCATTTGCAGAACAAGAGACATTAGGTATCTCTATGTACGAAGCAGCTTGTGCAGGCGCTGTCCCGATTGTTCCGGACAGACTTTCATATAAAGAAATGTATTATGATGGATTCAAGACAGATGGCACGGTAGATGCTGTAGTTAATAAAATATTAGAATTAGAATCTCATGATTTGCAGCGTGAAGCAAATGACCAAGCTAACTTGTTACATGAGCATTTCTTTTCAGCAACAAGATTACTTAATAAATTAAAGGAAATAAATGCAAGATAAAAGGTTTATATATTATCCTTCATTGTCAGCGGGTAGTATGGTATCTGCTTTCAAAAAAGATTATAAATTTACAGATGGAACACCTGTTAAATTTTATGATTCAAGATATCCATCAGAATGGCGACATCCATACTTTTTGATTACGGCTGGTCATCATTACAAGAAAATGGATTTTCGTGACCAATTAGGATTAGAAAAAGATGTATTAGTATTTGGCGACTCAGGTGGGTATCAGATTGCAACAGGAGCATTACCATATTCAAATGAATTGAGAGAAAAAATCTTTCATTGGTTAGAAGCTAATTCAGATGTAGCAGCTAATTTGGATATTCCACCTAAGACTGTATACAAGAACAAGTTTCATGAATGTGCGGATATTTCATTTGATAATTTTAAATGGTTTGAAAAGAATCAATCAGGAAAGACTGCATTCATTAATATGCTTCAAGGATCTAATTCTGAGGAATATACATGGTGGTATCATAAATTTAAAGATTTTGACTTTAATGGATGGGCAATTGGTGGCCCGCAAAAGTTAGTAGACTTCATGTTTGCATTAGCTTTAATGCTTCAAGAAAAGGAATTTGAAAAAGAACATAACAAGTACTTGCACTTGTTGGGTATTAGTAAGATATCAGACTTTTTTATTTTAGCAACATTGCAAAAATTAATGAACAAGTTAACTAACAATAGAATATATGTTAGTACAGATTCATCATCGCCAGGACAATATCCAGTATATGGGACATATCTTCATTCTTGGAACTATAAAGTTCAGTCATTTAGTGAATTGTATTTTCCTAAAAACAATGAATATCGTAGACAAACACATATTGCACAAGGCAAATCAATATCAACACGTGTTGATAAAAATCAACATGTAGCGTGCGGATTGGATTGCCCAGCTTGTAAAGACTTTACATATGAGTATTTAGAAGGCAAAACTGCAGAAGGCTTAGATCGTTATTCACAAGAAGCTATGCCTCGAATGGTAGTTCATAATACACATTTGTATGTACGATTAGCAGAAGATATCAATAAGGTTGTTGATAGCCATGTAGAAATGCTAGAAACACTTATTCCGAGAGACTTGTATTCAGTTATTCTATCAATGCATGAAATGTTTGCAGATCCAGACGCAGCAATGCATGTATATGAAAAATACAAAAAAGTATATAAAAAGTTCGGTGGAGATAGTATATCAACTATCAATGCTACATCATTCAATCAATTCTTTGGACAAAAAACAAATTAATTATAAAAATAGGTTACAAAATGGAGAAAAGTAAACTCGTAAATTTTATTAATCGTTATCATTTAGCAGGAAACTGTGAAGCGGTTATTGTAAAGGAAAATGAAAACGGCGTAAGCTGTGATTTAATTGACTCTGATCAGACAGTAGTTGGTAATGTTCAATGGAAAACCGATCCCTTTCTTAAAGGAGAGTTAGGTATCAATCACACAGGTACATTAACAAAGATGTTGTCAGCAGTAAATGAAAACATTGACATCAACGTAAAGGAAAGTGCTGGAAAGAACTTTTCAATGGAGATCAAAGAAGGATCTACCAAGATGACATTCATGTTGGCAGACACTACGGTTATTCCAGCAGTGCCAGCAATCAATCAACAACCTGAGTATGAGGTTAGCATTGACTTAGATGATGTATTCATCAATCGTTTCATTAAAGCAAAGAATGCGTTACCAGATGCAAAGAACTTTGCCGTTCAAGTAAAAGAAGGTAAAATTCGTTTCATTATCAATTATACAACCATCAATGCAGATAATATTTCATTTGAGATTGATGGTGGAGTGAATCCAATGGAACCAATCATGTTCTCAGCAGACAAATTGAAAGAAATTTTGACTGCAAATAGAGGTGATATGGGTACGCTTCATGTTTCATCACAAGGATTGGCTAAAGTTGAATTTCACGGTCAGGATTTTGATTCTACTTATTTCCTTGTACAATTACAAAACTAATTGGATATGATAGGACAAGTAGAAAATACACTTTGGGTAGAATCGTTTAGACCAACCACATTAGATGGATACATTGGTAATGAACATATCATAGAGAAAGTGCGCATCTTCATCGAAAATGGAGATGTGCCACATCTTCTCTTTTATGGTCCTGCAGGCACAGGTAAAACGACACTTGCAAAGATTATTGCAAACGGTGTTGATGCAGATATTATGTATATCAATGCATCGGATGAAAACTCTGTTGATACGGTTAGAGATAAAATCAAAAGATATGCATCAACAGTAGGATTCAAGCGATGGAAGATTGTGATTCTCGATGAAGCCGATTTCTTAACACCGAATGGTCAAGCAGCATTGCGTAATCTAATGGAAACATATAGCAAGACAACAAGATTTATTCTTACATGTAACTATGTTGAAAAGATTATTGACCCAATTCAATCAAGATGTCAAGTATTTGGAATTACGCCACCAAATAAGCGTGATGTAGCACAGAGGTTAGTAACGGTTCTTGACGATAAGGGCGTAAAATATGATGTTAAAGATGTTGCAACAATTATCAATGCATCATACCCGGATGTTAGAAGAGCAATCAATGCAGCTCAAGCTCAAGTAGTCAACGGTGAATTGCGTATTGACAAGCAAAGCACAGTTCAAGCCAATTATATGACTGAAATACTTGAAGTGTTAAAGAATTTGAAGGATAAGAAGAAAGCATTTACTCAAATACGTCAAATTATAGCTGACAGCAAAGTAAAAGACTTTCAACCACTATTCACATTCTTGTATGAAACAATAGATGATTATGGAACAGGTCATGTTGCTGGTGTTATTTTAATATTGGCAGAAGCTCAGTATCAAGATGCTCATGCAGTTGATAAAGAAATCAACACAATGGCAATGTTTGTTAAATTAATGAATGAATTATAAAAAATAAACCCAACACTTACGCTTAAATAAGGAGAAATATTATGGAAATAATCGCATTTTTGTTAGGTGTAGGTTCAGTTATTGCAATTGCAATGGTTGTGTCTATGTTTAGGATGAATAAACGAATCGCTAATAGCGAACAAAAGTTAAACGACCAAGAAAAACAATTCGATGATGTTTATCGAGAATTTGAAAATACGAATAATACATTACATCAACGTGTTGATGAGTTATATAGTGTATTAGACTCAAGATTTGATAAATTCGAAAATAAATTAAATAATAAAAAATAATTAATCAGTAAGTGTTGGGTTTTATAAAATAAAAATATTAAAATGGCAGAAAAAAAAGCAGCAACTATCTTTGACTTTATCAATGGAATTACGCATCAAAAGAAAGAATGGTCAGAATGGTCAGATCATGATCAAAAACAGTTCTCTCCATTCATTGTTAATCGATTCTTATCAATGCGTATGGAACTAACTGAAGTTATCAATGAGTTACAGCGTTACACAATAGGTTTACTTTCTCCCAAAGATACTTATCGCTTGTATCATGGACTCCTCCCATCAAACAAGACCTTCGCTAAATACATAAAAGGCAAGAAGGAAGATAAGTATGAAAAAGAGTTAGTTTCACAAGTAGCCGAACATTATCAGGTTAGCCATGCTGAGGCTACAGATTATGTTGATCTTATGTCAAAGGATAGTTGCTCTTTCCTGCTACAACGTTACGGTTATCAACCAAATGAAATTAAAAAACTAACTAAAGGATTGAAATGAGCGTAAACACACAGTCTCACTATAAAGGAAAGGACAGCTTGTATAAATTTGCTGATGAATGGTCTTTGAATGCCTATGAGTTCGACATCATTAAACGCATTGTTAGATGCCGTCACAAGAATCAATTTTCTGCAGATTTACAAAAGACAAAAGATCTTATTGACATTTATTTGAAAGAACAAGGCCCACATTACTTGGATATTTCAAAATAATTTCTTATAATAAAATAAAATGGCAAACGACATTTATTCGATAGTTACAGCAGAGTTTGAGACTGCAGATCAAGCAGAGGCATTCGCAAATAAATTTGGTGAGTGCGAACAAATTGATATGGAACTCTACAAATATTTAGGGTTTGACGACTTTCCAATGAGAGACCAAGCACTTGATCATGGCGGTGCAAAATGGTTTTATCTTAATGATTTGCCAGAGTCATATGAAAACAAAGTACATTTCAGTGTAACATCTGCATGGTATATTCCAAACAATTTATTTGAAAAGATTGCTTTGCAAGAAAAATGTTCAATAACAGGTTATGCTGAAGATGAATATCGTAATGCATGGACACTCTTTGAGTTCAATCAAGACTTTGATGATCATGAAGTGTATGACTCATTCTTGCGAGAATACACCATATCTGACTTCATTACATGGTGCGAGCATAATATGATAAACTTAGATGAATTGCATGAAGCTGCCGATGATTCAATAACGTTTGAAGAAGACGCCAATGGTGGAGAACTAATCAGAGAGTTTCTTATTAAAGATCAAGAATGGTCAGAGTCATTCTTTTTTGGTATGCCTGCAGAATTTACATATACATGGGGAGATATGGAAATGATCAGAGAAGAAATAGAATCAAGATAATATGCCAGAAGTTCAATACATATCACCATTATTCAAATTAGCAAGACGTGATCCATTTACGGTACCAACACGCATTTCATATTCACAATGGTCAATGTATGAGAAATGTCCTAAACAATGGGAACTTGCATACATCAAAAAGTTAGCACCATTCACTCATAGCATTGAAACAACATTTGGTACTGCATTTCACGAAACAATGCAAGAATACCTTACGGTATTGCTTACAAAAGGTGTGAAGCAAGCAGATTGGATGAATTTCCGAAATACACTTACAGAAAACCTTAAGGCAGAATATGCAAAAGCTGTTGAACAGACAGGAGAGCATTTTTCTAATAAACATGAATTGGTTGATTATTTAGAAGATGGTGTTGCTATTCTAGAATGGTTTCAGAAGCGTCGAAGACAATACTTTAGCACAAAGAATACAGAGCTGGTTGGTGTCGAATTAGATTTATGCGTGCCAGCATCAGAAAGAAATGCAAATGTATTTTGGTATGGATTCATAGATTTAGTAATTAGAAACACTGCAACTAATACTATATCAATTATTGACATTAAAACCAGTCGAATGGGCTGGAATAAATGGCAAAAGGCAGACAAATTAAAGGCTGCTCAACTCATAGCATACAAGACATACTTTGCAAAGCAATATGGCGTACTAGTAGACAACATTGATATTGAATTCTTTATAGTTAAAAGAAAGCTTCTTGAAGAGTCAATGTTTCCTCAAAAGCGTATTCAACAAGTAAGACCGGCATCTGGAAAACCTTCACGAAACAAAGTACAAAAACAAATTGATCAGTTTGTTGAAGAATGTTTCCAACCCGATGGTAAAAAAGTTGAAGATCGAAAATACATGGCTGTTGCTGGCAAAGGGGCAAAGAATT